AAAGAGAGCGCGAAAAAGATACAAAAAATCCGTCCGTAGCGTAGTTTTTTACCTGGGGGTATGGGGGCAGTTGTGCAGTTAGAGCGAATAGAAATCAGCAAATTATCAAATGATCCTGCGAATGCTCGTAAGCATTCAGAGCGCAACATAGAAACGATTGTTGCGAGTTTGCGTCGGTTTGGTCAACAGAAGCCAATCGTGATCGATAAGACCAACGTAGTTCGTGCAGGCAATGGCACGCTTGAGGCCGCAAAGCAAATCGGCTGGACACATATTGATTGCGTAAGAACAACGCTGGAAAGCTCGGATGCGATTGCCTACGCGATTGCAGATAATCGAACGAGCGAGCTTGCTGAATGGGATCAAGACGTTTTGGCGGCTCAATTGAATGGATTGCTTGCTGATGATGAGGAATTGCTAGAGGCGGCTGGTTTCGATGAGGATGATTTAAACGAGTTACTAGGCGACATTGACGACAATGAAGAAACACTCGAAGTCGCTGAGGATGAAGTCCTAGAGGTGCCAGTCGAGCCAATTACTAAGCCAGGGGACTTGTGGATTCTTGGAAAGCATCGGTTACTCTGTGGTGACAGCACGAAGGCGGAAGATGTTGATCGCTTAATGAACGGAGAAAAGGCCAATCTTTGCTTCACATCTCCTCCGTACGGTCAGCAGAGGGACTATACAAAAGAAGGCAAGGAGAAATGCCAGGACTGGGACGGATTGATGCAGGGTGTGTTTGCGAACCTGCCTATGTCCGAAACAGGGCAGGTATTGGTAAATCTAGGCTTGATCCATCGCGATGGAGAATGGATTCCTTATTGGGATGGATGGGTTGAGTTTATGAGGTCGCAAGGATGGAGAAGATTTGGATGGTATGTATGGGATCAGACTTACGGGCTTCCTGGTGATTGGCAGGGAAGGCTTGCTCCGTCGCACGAGTTTGTTTTTCACTTTAACAAGCAGGCAAAAAAGCCAGACAAGTTCGTTGCGATGAAACCCGGTAGCACAGAAAAAGCAAAGCGAACTGCAGAAAGAATGCAAAACGGTGAATCTGTTCCGTGCATGCGAAAGAAAGACGGTAGCACTGGAGTTATGAGCTCTAGTCCTGTTAACACCGTAAAGATACCGGACAGTGTTATTCGCATAGTTAGAAATCAAGCTAACGATATTGCAAGAAAAAACCATCCTGCAACTTTTCCAGTTGAGTTTCCATCGTTTGCAATGAAGTGCTGGGAAGGGGATGTTTACGAACCTTTCTGCGGGTCCGGCACAACCCTAATCGCAGCTGAACAACTCGGCCGCACTTGCTACGGCATGGAAATCAGTCCGCAGTATTGCGATGTAATCGTAAAGCGATGGGAGAACCTTACCGGCGAGAAGGCTATATGCCAATCCGCGACACTCGATTAGCAGCAAGGGCATTAATGCAACGATGGCCAATCAAACCAGAGTATCGAGAGATAATCATACGGCAGCTAATCAAGGTCATTGCCGACCCTGCAAGCTCACCGCGAGAGAAAACTTCAGCGGCGAAGGCGTTGATGGCGGCAGAGGCTCAGAACCAATCCGACGAGCACAAGGTAATTGATGTTCAAGTCCGAAACATTAACGTGGATGAGATCGCTGCCGAACTCGGAATTGAAACGAGTATTATCGTCGATGCCGAAGCAACGCGCATCGGAAGCGATAGCGGCGTTGAAAGCTCCAACCGATCACAAGTTTGACGAAAAGTATTATGACCGCGAACGCAAGGCGAAGCAACGTGCACAAGGTCGCGAAGTCTACATTCCAGTTCCATCGGACTACGAACTGCGGCTGGCGTGTCTTGCCGATCCTGAGTTACTGTTAACGACATGCTTTCCGAAAGTCTACTTCGAGCCGTTCACTGAAGATCGTAAAGATATGTTGCGATCTATTTGGAGAGCGGCTAGTTACGGTGGCGACCAGGCTATTGCAGGTCCACGCGGAGAAGGCAAGACGACCATTGCGATGGATGGTGCGTTAGCGTTGATGCTTGCTGGACTATCGACGTTTCCGGTTGTCATCGGAAAGAACCAGGACTCAGCATCGGACGAACTAAAGTTTCTCCGCGAACGAATGCTGGAAAGCGATGAGTTTGCAGCATTGTTTCCAGAGATTGCAATACCGATGCGTGCAGTCGGTCCGCATGCAGCTAATGCGAGATTGCAAACCGTCGGCGGCGTGTTTATTCGGATGCACCTGGGACAGAAGCATTTCGCATTCCCGACAATTACCGACGAGATGTTACCGCACTGGCCAGAGCATATGCGGTCGGTTGCAAATGGTCAGGTTATTGGGGCTGTTGGAATCGAAGGCAAGATACGCGGTTTCAAGTTTCGGTCGGAACGTCCTACGCTGTCAATCATCGATGACATCGAAAGTCCTGAGTCGGTACTGAATACTGAAACGATTCAAAAGTTCGAGACGATCATCGAAGAAGATATTGGCGGCATGGGATCAAGCTCGGAGCAAATCGCGAGAGTGTACCTATGCACGACGCTTAATCGCCAGTGCAACGCATTCAAATACACTGACAGGACAAAGAAACGCAGTTGGAACGGTCGGCGTTATCGCAAGATGTTAAAGCCGCCAAGCCGCATGGACTTGGTAGAGCAATACATTGACCTGTACAAGAATCGCAAGGATGATGATCCAGATGCACGCGAGGCTTATCGATTCTGGAAAGACAACCAGCAGGAACTAGAGAAAGACGCAGTTGTTTCCAACAAGCACAGCTACTCAAAGAAGATCCACGAAGATGGCGAACCAATGGAGTTATCGGCGGTGCATGCGTACTACAACGTCGTTGCACGTCGTGGACCGAAAGCAGCGGCGACAGAACTGGACAACGATCCCCCAGAGGACGCCTCCGCTAAGGGCATCGGGCTTACGGTCCAAGTCGTTTCAAGTCGTCTCAACGGACTTGCGAAACGTCAGTTACCGGCTAATACAGTTACTTTGACAGCGGCGATTGACCTGGGCAAGTATTACTGCCATTGGGCGGTTGTCGCATGGTGGCAGGGTGCTGGCGGCTGCGTGGTTGATTATGGAGCCAAGCAGGTGTTAGGCACTGACAACACGCAGGATCATTACGCAGCAGAACCGCATATCTTCGATGCATTACTGGATTGGCGGGAGCAGATCCTGCAAACGAACTACACGGACGCCAGTGGCATTGTTCGCAGGGTTGATCTGTGTTTCGTTGACAGTGGAGCATTTACCAATTGTGCCTACAAGTTCTGTATTGACGTTGGGCGACCGTTTTTTCCGTCGAAAGGTATCGCGAACTACAAGAAAAAGAAGGCTGACACCAACAGGCTATTTGTCGGGGATAACCTGCACTGCGAGTATCTGCCAGCTCACAAAGTTGCGTTGTACGAACTTGACACCGACTACTGGAAGCAGTTCATCCATGAGCGGTTTATGACTTCCACGTTTGATGAGAATAACATGCTGCGGCGTGGTGCGTTGTCGCTTTATCACACCGAGAAGAAGCACACGATGTATGCCGAGCATATTTGTGCAGAGGAGTACGTTAGCGAGTTCGTCGAGGGCAAGGGCAGTAAGCAATACTGGAACAAACGTCGCGACGACAACCACTGGTTAGATGCTACCTACATGGCAGCAGCGGCGGCGGAAGTCTACGGGGTTAAATTGCTATCGTCGAGCGAAGCGGAGATAGTCGCACGTCAAACGAATCCAGCAGCGGAGAAGCAAGCACAAGTCAGGAGGCCACAACAACATGGACAAGCCAACCGATTCCGAACACGTCCAGGCGGCTGGATACCAAGGAGGAGATGAGATGAATGCACCAGCGATAAATCGTAAGCAGCGTCGGCAGGCAAGAGTAGAGACGCAGCAGCAGAAACCAGTCGATACTCCTATACCTCGCGAGTATGCTGCACCAGCTTGCTCATGCTGCAAGAACTTGCAAAAGGAGGGGTCGAACTACTCGCGAGTGTACGGACGAACGCGAACCAGCACGCACGTTGTCAGATACATCAAGTGCACGCTATGCGGTCACACTTGGAAAGATATTCGGTCGCTGTTCAACGACCGTTGAAAAGCTAGTAGATTCAACAAGCCTGCTATGTAATCCTTGTTTACATGGCATTAGATGCATCCAATCTACTATCGCAAGTCGAGACCGCTATCGAGCAGTTGCTAACTGGTAACGTGCAATCGTACTCTATTGGTTCGCGGTCGGTCACTAAGCTAGACCTAGCTAAGCTATTCGATGAACGTCGAATGCTTCAAGCGGAAGTCGCACGTTCTCAAGGCGGCATGTTTACGCTAGGCAAGATGGGGCGTGCACGATGAACGTCCTAGATAAAGTCATCGGCTACTTCTCGCCAGAACGCGGAATACGCAGGGCACAAGCTCGCAAGCTGATGCGTAGCTATGCCGGTGCAGAATCCAGCAGACTCAATGCAAATAAGAAACCACGCAATTTAGCGGCAGACCAAGAGCTGATGGGACCATTCGGAGCGGACGCCATGCGTGCGTGGGCTCGGTCGATGGTTCGCGACAACTGCTATGCCTGGAATATTGTGGATACCATCGTATCAAACGTGGTCGGCTCAGGCATTACTGCCCAATCCGTGCTCGAAGATAAAGACGGAAACGACCAAGAGGATATCAACGACCAACGCGATAAGGCATTCTCAGAATGGTGCGAAGTTGCCGACGTAAATGGGCAACTAAATTTTTACGAGATGCAAATTCTCGCGATGCGGGAAATGGTCGAAGCGGGTGAAGTGCTCATCCGAATCATTCGCACCAACGGAAAAGAATACAAAGGCATTTCGCGACCTGTTCCACTGGCGTTGGAAATCATCGAGGCGGATCGTCTTGCACTGGAACGCGACACGTACAAGTCTGGCGGAATCCACGGCAACAACAAAGTCGTTCGCGGCGTTGAGCTTGATGACAAAGGCAAGCCGGTAGCGTACTGGATTTATCCGCAGCATCCGAGTAGCCCATACTCATTTGGTCAGCAAATACCAGAACGAGTTCCTGCACGCGAGATCCTGCACCTATTCCGCAAGGATCGTGTAGGGCAATCGCGTGGCGTTAGTTGGCTCGCTCCTGTTATGTCAACGCTGCGAGACCTGGGGACGTACATCGAAAACGAGCTAGCATCGTCAGCAATTGCAAGCTGTTTTGGCGTGGTCATCAAGACTAATACACCTGGAGGGTCGCTACAGTTTCCACAGGGCGAAAGCTCGGTTGACTCCAATGGCAACATGCTTGAGCAGTTAGAGCCAGGGCTAGTTGCTCGCATTCGACCCGATGAAGATATCTCGGTCGTCGATCCAGCTAGACCGGCATCGCAGTCGGAACCTTGGATCAATCTTATGCTGCGAGGCTCAGCCGCAGGCACAGGAACCAACTACGAAGCGATTGCCAAGGACTTCTCTAAGACTAGCTACAGCAGCTCGCGAACAAGCAAGCTTGAAGATCGACCAAGATACAAGCGTGACCAGAACTACATCAAGTGGCATATGTGCCAACCGGTTTGGGATGCGTTTTGCGATGCAGCAGCGTTTGCGGAAGTCGATGGATTCCCTACCGAAACAGAATTGCTTGAAGATCGACGCGGAGTAACGCCAGTTGAGTGGCAGCTACCAGAACAGGAATGGGTCGATCCTATGTCTGAGCAATCAGCATCAGAGGCGGCAATTAATTCGTTTACCGATACTGCTCAGCGTGTTTGCGGTGCGCGTTC